GCCAATCTTCGATCCGCAGCAGGCGCGGTTGGGTGCACAGCCTACGGAGGTCACGTTGGATGAGGCAGGGTTTGTCACAGAGCCTGTGGCGTATATTCCAGAGGAAGCACCTACCGATCCGACGATGTATTACAGTCCACAGTTTAACCAGTTTGCGCAGGTCCCAGTGGGCTATGGGGCAACGACAGTGCCGCAGAGCTTTATTCAACAACCGTTACCTGCTATAAATGAAGTAACACCACAAGGTATTGGTGCGTTTCTTGGTCGGAAACCGCCTGTAGGAGCAACATAATGGCATATACGATTCAGTCTGGAGACACACTCAGCGAGATTGCAGAGAAGAATAACACCTCTGTTGCGGAGATCATGGCGTCGAACCCGCAGATCAAGGATGCGAACAAGATCCAAGCGGGGGCTTCACTGAATATCTCTAGCGCAGGATCGGGTGCACCGACGTATCAAGGTGGGTTTGGTACTGAGTCGGGAGGCAGCAGCCAAGAACGGGCACGGGCAATCATTGGTGATGACCGTGCAAACGAATTGGCTCAGTTATCTCAAAACAACTACACCCCAGCACAGGCTCGGCAAGCTGCAATGCAGACTGGGTTGCGTGTTGGAGAACTAAACTACGACCAAGCCTTGGGTATGACAGATGCTCGATACGACCCGTTCAACACTAAGGACATGGTGATTGGTGGTATCTTGGGCGCGGTTATCCCAGGTGCGGGGCTTCTGTACAACGCAGCTAAGTATGGCGAGGCGGCACAGAATCGTCGTATTGGTGAGCAGTTAACTTTGCAAGGTGAGTATGAGCCTACTGGTATCTTTGGTTCTGGTCTGTTCAAGGGTCCGCAGGCGGCATCTTATGTGCCGATCTACGATGAGAACGACAACTTGGTTGGTTCTCTTGGATTAAACGAAGCGGGTGAAGCGGTTCGATACACAGGTAAGCGCGACGAAGATTACACTGGATTGGGCGAGAAGTTTATTACAAACGTTCCGAAGCCACCTGAGATTGGTAACGACGACGGACCTTCTCCTATTTCAGCGGAAGCGGTTGGCGTGACACCAGCCGAAGAAGGCGCGGGAGGCGGTGGGTATCGTCCGACAGCAAAGTTGCCTGTAGTGCCGCTACCGTCTGCATTAGAGCGCCCAGCGCCGACACGTCCTATGCCACAGGCTCCTATCACTAAGCCTACTCAGATCCCGCAGGGGTTTGGTCAGCAGACAGCAGTTCCGCAGCAGCAGGGTGGGATCATGGCGTCTCGAGCAGCGATGGACGAACAGGCGATGTATCCATTCATGTATGGCAACGAGTATTCTCGTCCGCAACCACAGCAGGGACAACCACAGCGTAGAATGGCATGAACCTACAGGCACTCCCAGAGGAGGCGCTAAAAGAGATTTTGGCGCTGACAGAGGCGAAGAAGAAGTTAGACCTGCGGGAGCAGGCGCAGAACTACTTCATGCCTTTTGCCCACCACGTTTATGAAAACTTCATCGAGGGTAGGCATCACCGTATTATCGCTGAAAAGCTAGAGCGTGTGGCTCGAGGGGAGTTGAAGCGGTTGATTATCAACATGCCGCCTCGTCACTCCAAGTCAGAGTTTGCCAGCTTCCTGATGCCAGCGTGGTTCTTGGGTCGAAACCCAAAGCTCAAGATTATTCAGGCTACTCACAACACAGAACTTGCGGTTCGCTTTGGTCGTAAGGTGCGGGATTTGATTGACGATCCTGCTTACAAAGAAGTCTTTCCCGAAACGAACTTGAAGGAAGATAACAAGGGCGCGGGTAAATGGCAGACCTCTGCTGGCGGCGAATACTTTGCGGCTGGTGTGGGTGCTGCGGTTACGGGTCGTGGTGCTGACCTGTTTATTATTGACGACCCTCACTCGGAACAGGATGCGCTGTCGGAGACGGCGTTTGATCACGCGTACGAGTGGTACACCTCTGGTCCACGGCAGCGTTTGCAGCCTGGTGGTTCGATCATTTTGGTTATGACGCGTTGGGGTAAGAAGGATCTGACGGGTCGTTTGTTGCAGGCGCAAGGCGGCGATATGATGGCGGATCAGTGGGAGGTTGTGGAGTTCCCAGCTATCTTGCCGAGTGACAAGCCGTTGTGGCCTGAGTTCTGGGAAAAGAACGCGCTGTTGTCCATTAAAGCCTCACTGCCTGTGGGTAAGTGGAATGCGCAGTGGCAGCAGCAACCGACAGCATCTGAGAGTGCGATTGTAAAGCGCGAGTGGTGGCAGAACTGGGAGAAGGATAGCATCCCGCCGATTAAGTACATCGTGCAGTCATACGACACCGCATTCTCTAAGAAAGAAACAGCCGACTATTCTGCGATCACGACGTGGGGTGTATTCACTCCAGACGACGGAGGTCCAGACAATATCATCTTGATGGATGCCCGACGAGGGCGTTGGAACTTTCCAGAACTGAAAGAGATAGCCTATGAAGAACACGAATACTGGGAGCCAGACATGGTTGTGGTCGAAGCGAAAGCGACGGGTACACCGCTTATTGACGAGTTGCGGCTACGCGGTATTCCAGCATTGGGCTTCTCACCAGGCAAGGGGAATGATAAGATAACGAGAATGCACATGGTTGCACCCCTGTTTGAGGCAGGGATTGTGTGGGCACCGATGCATGAAAAGTTTGCTGACGAGGTCGTTGAGGAGGTTGTTTCATTTCCTAATGGCGATCATGACGACTTTTGTGATAGTATGACACTAGCACTGATGCGTTTTCGTCAGGGTGGGTTCGTCTCATTACGGGGCGAAGAAGATGAGGTGGACTTGTACGCGCCTCGTAAACGGGAGTATTACTGATGGCTATGCCACCACGCCCGATGGGCAGTTTAGTAGATTCAGGGATTGACCCTGACGCGGAAGGTCTACCCGATGTAGAGGTAGATGTGCCTGTACCAGAGGACTTTGCTGGCGGGGCTGAAGTCATTGACGACGGACAAGGTGGAGCGATTGTCCAAGCGATGATGGGTATGGAAGACGAGGAAGGCGTAGACGTCGAGATCGTTGAGCATAGCGCAAACCTAGCGGAGTTTTTAGATGATGGCATTCTTGGAGAAATTAGCAGCGAACTTGTCGGCCTTTACGAAGAAGATCACGAGTCGCGTAGCGAGTGGGAAGAGACGTATAGTAAAGGGTTGGATCTCCTTGGAATCCGATATGACGAGCGCTCTCAACCATTTGAAGGAGCTAGTGGAGTCACGCACCCGCTAATCAGCGAAAGCGTCACACAGTTCCAAGCACAGGCGTATAAGGAACTGCTACCAGCGGGTGGCCCAGTTCGTACGCAGGTTATTGGTGTGCAGGACCAGCAGCGCGAGGATCAAGCCCAGCGCGTCAAGCATTACATGAACTACCAGATCATGGAGATCATGGAAGAGTACGACCCTGGCATGGACCAGATGTTGTTCTATTTACCGCTGTCAGGTTCTACGTTTAAGAAAGTTTACTTCGATCCACTGAAGGGCCGTGCGGTTGCAGAGTTTGTACCTGCGCAGGACGTTGTGGTTTCGTATTCGGCTACCGATCTAGCGACAGCACCGCGTGTGACACACGTATTGCAGGTGACGGACAACGATGTTCGTAAGATGCAGGTGTCTGGTATCTACAAGGACATTGATCTAGCGGGTCCAGGAGACGCGGAAGAGGATGAGGTAGACCAGAAGGTCAACAAGCTACAAGGCGTTTCCAAGGGCTACACAGACGATATCAGGACTATTCTTGAGATGCACTGTGATCTCGACATCGAGGATTTCGAGGACGTCGACGAGATGGGAGAGCCGACAGGCATTAAGCTCCCATATATTGTGACGATTGATAAAGACAGTGGTCAGGTTCTGTCGATCCGCCGCAACTATGATGAGATGGATCCGCTAAAGAAGAAGCGCCACTACTTTGTGCACTACAAGTTCTTGCCTGGTTTAGGGTTCTATGGCTTTGGTTTGATCCATATGATTGGTGGCCTTGGTCGCGCAGCCACGAGTATTCTACGTCAGCTTATTGACTCGGGTACTTTGGCTAACCTCCCAGCAGGCTTTAAGGCTAGAGGGGTGCGGGTTCGTAACGATGACGAGCCGTTGCAGCCTGGGGAATGGCGGGACATTGACGCGCCTGGTGGTAACATCAGGGACTCTTTGATACCGCTGCCTTACAAAGAACCATCAGGTACTTTGGCGCAACTGCTGGGTGCTTTGATTGAGGACGGTCGTCGGTTTGTGTCTATTGCTGACCAGCAGGTCGCAAACATGAGCCAAGAGACGCCAGTCGGCACCACAGTGGCGATGTTGGAACGCGGCATGAAGGTTATGTCTGCTATCCACAAGCGCCTGCACTACGCACAGAAAAACGAGTTCCGTTTGCTTGCACGGATATTCCGTGACAACATGCCTCCTGAGTATCCGTATGAGGTCCCAGGAGCGCCGTCTACTGTCAAGCAAGAGGACTTCGATGATCGGATCGACGTACTACCAGTAAGCGATCCTAACATATTCTCCATGGCGCAACGCGTCACATTGGCCCAGACCCAGCTCCAACTGGCCCAGTCTAATCCACAGATGCACAATCTCCACGCAGCGTATCGACGGATGTATCAGGCGCTAGAGGTTCAAAATATCGATGAGATCTTGCCCCCACCCCAAGAGCCTCAACCGATGGACCCAGCCATGGAGAATGCCAAAGCACTCATGGGCGAAATCCTACGTGCGTTCCCAGAGCAGAACCACGAGGCGCACATCGACATTCACATCATGTTTATGAAGACACCTATTGTGGCGACGTCGCCGCAGATCATGGGGTCGTTCTACTCACACGTGCAAGAGCACGTCAGTATGCTTGCGAAGAAGCAGGCTATGGACGAGGTCAAGCAGGCTTTGAGTGGTGCGAAGATGATGGCAAACGTAGGAGCTGTCAGCATGGATTCGGTAAACCAGTACGAGCAGCAGCTACAGCAGGACATGCAGAACCAGCAAGAGGTCGAGAACCTTGTTGTGTTGTATCAGCAGAAGATTATGGCGGATGTGTTGGCACGGTTGATGCCAGAGAATCCGAACGAGCCAGATCCGCTGGTTGCGATCCGTATGCAGGAACTAGAGCTGCGTAAGCAGAAACAGGACCAGGACGCAGTTAACGACGCAGCCAAGCTCGAGCTTGAGATGAACAAGATGGAGCAGGGCAACCGCTTGGCGGAAGAGCGCATCGATCTGCAAGAGCAGATTGCGAATGATCGGAACGAAGTGAACCGTGAGCGGATTGAGACACAGGCAGAGCTTCAGATGATGCAGATGCAGAGGAGAGGCTAATGCCGCTCAAGAAGGGAAGCTCACAAGAAGTTATCAGCAGCAACATCAAGACTGAGATGGCTGCTGGTAAGCCCCGCAAGCAGGCGGTAGCCATTGCGTTGAGCAAAGCTGGCAAAAGCAAGTATGCGTCTGGCGGTATGGTGAACAAGCGGTTTAGCCCGATTGCTCGACCGCAAAGGTTTGCTGGAGAGTTCTGATGATATGCACTTTGGTCCTGATAGCTTGGGGCCAGAGTTTTCAGCTTGGTTTTTACAAAGCCTGTTTCTACGACTGCGGGTCGCAACGTTTCGGATATTATGATAGAGTATATCGTGTAAGTCCCGAATACGTTTGTCCTGTGAGGTTGGAGTTGGCTTAATGGCAATTTTGGAAACCATTGCGGCAGCTAATGCAGCCTATTCAGTTATTAAAACTTGTATCCAGAACGGGCGTGAAGGGGCAGACCTTATGGCGTCTGTGGGAAAGTTTCTCACGGCGGAGGAAGAACTCAAGGACGCAGTCCAGAAAAAGAAG